TCCGAGGAAGTTATTAGTGCAAGAGAAGTCGCAGAAGATTTCCGCACAGAGAAGGAGATATACTCTGATGAACTAGCACCAGTCCGTATCGACTGGACTGAGCGGTTCTTATCCAAGTGGTGCAGAGGTGGCTGGAACTGGCTGTCCGCCCCACTTACTAAAGAAATTCCTGCTGGAATCTAATTATCCTTTACTGGATGGGGGAAAGCGAGGTTCGTACTTAAATGTGCGGCCTCGTTTTTTTTATACCCAAAAGGGGGGAGGGGGCAACATGTGCTGACGGGGGGTGGTCATCGTGCCGCCTGTCTAGCGGACTCTATATAGATTAATTAAAAAAGATTTTTCTGAGATTTTTTTCTATGTCAAAGTACAGTAAGATGCTTCCACTTAAATTATCAAAAATTTTTTATATTAATCCTAAAACATTACCTATACCTAAACCAGTATCACCTCGGAGCTTTCCTATCTTTACTGATTTAAGAAATAGTATGTTAAGAAATGGATTTGATTCTAATCATCCAATTATAGTACGTATGAATGAGGAAGAGTTTAGAAAAGAGAAATGGAAAATAGATGATCGACCATCATACATTATGGATGGGAATCATCGTTTAGTAATAGCACTTGAATTGAAATTGAAAAGAATACCAGTACGATTTGTATTAAATTAGTACAAAAATTTTTCTCTATATAAATGAAGGGAGGAGGATCACTATCATTTATCTAGAGAAGTGGACAGTTGCTACTGTTCAGGTTGTTTACTATATTCCAGACTACTTACACATTATTAATGAGTTCGTATGGCAGACAGATGATCAATTACCAAATTATCCACGCATTACTGAGTTCCTTGACTATTGGGATAAGAATATAGATGGTCCTATTAAGGAAGCATACATTTATGATCAGCAGGAAGCTATTATACGCAAAGTTGATCGAAGATTTAAACTTAATTAAAGAAAGGTTATATTATGTGGTTTGATTTAATATTTTTTGTAGGATTTTTTACTGTTGCATTCTGTGCAGGTGTTCTATATGAGAAAGGTGAGAATTTAAAAAAGACAGAATGTTAATAGGATTTATTTTTGCACATTTCTATTTTATTATTTTTTTCAATTTTTTTTTCTCTGTATGATCGGTATATAATTAATCTGTCCACTATATAGGAATGAGGCAAGATTACATCTATGGAGAATTCGAAATTATTGTCTATGGAGAATTCGACAATTGCTGGTGGCTCTAGGGAGTGTGCCATAATCACTCTCTCCTTTTCTGTTCTGAAATGAACAGGCGGGTTTTGGATTCTTGTCGATACGAAGAATATCCAGGACGAGTGTCTATATGCATGTGTTATAGAAATGAATTGATGTCCTCTATATATTGTATAACCCCGTAGGAGTAGTTATCGATATCCTTTGGCTTTTTTCTGGCGGGTGAAGTGAATCTCCACTTCTGATTATTGATGCTACTCCTACTTTTTTGAAGATTCAACCTCTAACCTAGCGAGGTGGTAAAAAATCTTTAAGGGTGGTGTCGCCTCGCTAGCCTCCAATCAGTTTTAAATTAACATGAGTTTAATTAAGAAACTTAATTTACATGTAGATCAAGTTCCAGATTTTTCAGAACCTCGTCCACACGAACATGAGGTATTATGTTTTCTATGGGAGAATGAGAAAGAACATTATTGGAAAAGTTGTAAGACTATCTATCATGAAAAAGGTCTTAATTTTGATTTGTTCTTTAAGACTCGTAGTTTAGATCATGTTAAGTTTTTTGATTATAAACTTACACCAGGAATGTTTGAACATAAAGAATCGCATACTGCTATTCATACTTACTTAGATAATAATCAAGCATTAAGAATCCTTCATATTGTACAAGAGGAAGCGAATGGGAAGGATGGTAAAAGAATATATGATATGCCCGAATGGGATATTCTTATTACAGATATGCATATGCATGATCTACAGAATACCTTTATTGAAGTTGTTGATAAACGAATAGTTGATTCTGATCTTTTATTGAATTATGAGAAGGGTGTAAAAGAGTGTAGTAAAATAGATGGCAATGTTCATTACTTTATGTTCATTAGCGAATATGAATATATGTATCAAGAAGAGTTAGGTAAAATGCCAAAAAAATATAAATTTTTTACTTGACATCTTATTTCTTTTATGGTAAAATAATAGTAATAATGAAAAAAGCATCCACAAGCAGAGAAAATAATTCCTTTTATTTAATACAAGATATAATAGATCGTGAAGTAAGAGATGCGTTTAGGATTCGTTTGTCTAAAGATGAAGAAATCGCAGTAGCGTTAAATAAAAGAAAAAGTATTAAGTACTAAATTCCGCGGCGTAATATGAGTGATATTAGTTTATGTTTTACGGGAGAAAACTATGGAGTTGGTAAATCCTTTATAGAAAAGGGTGGTGTCAGTCTTAGTTCGAAAGATGGATTTGATATTAGAACTTCTGCGGGTAGAAATAATATTGTTTCTGAAAGTCATAACTATGATATCTTTATTAATCACATATATGGTGAGCAAGGAGAACAATTAGAATTATTAGCATTAGTATCTGATTCATGGAAAATGTTTGGAAAAGGTGGTCATATATTTAATACGGGAAGTATGGTAACACATGTTCCAGATTACTTTAATCTAACTCCTTCTAGATATAATTCTAATAAACATGCAACGGATGAATACTGTAAAGGTTTGTATATAAAATGGAAACAAGGAATCGTTAAATATAAGACAACAAATATTAAGATGGGAGATTTTAAAGGTTCCAAACATATTATGGAACCAGGATCTATGGTTACAGAATGCAAAGAATATTATGATTTAATAATGTGGTTATATAATACTCCTGAAAATACTTTGATCGGAGAAATAGTCATGGAGATAATGTGGAACGGACTTCCTCAACATCAAAAGATGTAGAAATAATAAAAGAAGTAGATGTAGATAGAATCCGATCTGAAATAGAATCAGAAGGAATAATCGATAGAATAAAAGAAGTCGCAAAAGACGAACACGTACACAAGTACAATGATCATTTTAGTTTACAGGGTTACGGGTTTGGAGAGAAGCCCGAGTATTCAGGATATTCATCACCCCTGCTTGCTTCAATAGGACTTACTGATGATAAAGTTATTAATCCAGTATTTCCTAAATGCACATACATAAATGATTTGATGAGTTCCTTAAATATGTTTCGAACCCGTGTGATGGTAATGAGAACACAAAGTTGTCTTCCACGGCATTGTGATAATCATCCTAGAATACATATTCCTGTATGGACCTTTGAGGAACAATGTTTCGTAATTGTTCAAAATACAATCTATCATCTAAGAGCAGGTCAAGCATATTTTGTAGATACTACTAAATTACATAGTGCAATGAATGGACATACTCAACATGATAGAGTACATATAGTAGGGAGTGTATATGGGAGAGATTGATAAGTTGGATCTATCAAAAAATTTATTTGATAGAAATCATCTAAAACAAATACATGCAGGATATTGGGAACACTTTGCTTTAGGTATGCAATGTAATATGTTAGCCCTTGTTTCTTTTATTACGGGAATGGTTCATACTATATTTCCTTTTTTACTTCCATTTTTTCCTATTATATTGACACATAAAATTGTAAAATTATCTGAAGGTGCTTATCGTAAAGTAAATGTAAGACATCATAGGAGATAATAATATGAAAGTTATTCTATCCTTAGAAAAGAAAGAACATTTTCTTATTGCAGAGAAGATTCAAGATTACGTAGATGGATGGAAGATAGGTCATATTGGTTATGAACATATAAGTTATTGTCGTGACGACCAATGGTCTAAACTTAATCATTATAAACTAGCACAGACTAAAGAAGTATTCTTTGACTTTAAACTTTGGGATACACCAAACACAGTTAAAACAGTAATTGAGAACTGTATTAAAGCTGGTGCTACTATGGCTACTGTATCCACTTTTAATAATGATGCAGTCTACAAAGAACTAGAACAATATAATAAAGATATTAAACTCCTTGCAGTAACTTATCTCACATCATGGGATTCAGAAGAACAATATCAAATATGCAGAGAGATGCCTGACTTCATGTGGCGCAGACATTTGAATAGAGTTATGGAACATGGATTCTATGGTGTTGTTTGTTCTGCCAGTGATATCGGGATACTAAGTGGTGCAGACCCTAGACATACATTACAAAGAGTTTGTCCTGGTGTATCATTCGGTGTTAATCTGGGAGGTCAAGTCAGAGGAACTACTCCAAAACAATCATTAGACTATGGTGCTGATTATATTGTCGTAGGAAGATTAGTTACAGAGTCATCAGATCCAATAGCAACTATAAAGAAAATTAATAATGTTATACGGTGAATCGGGAATTGTAGGAATAAAGACTACTGAAGTAAAACATTATATTTCTTCCTGTGTTCACGAACTACAAGATTTCTCAAAAGAAATAGATACATTATTGGATCATCATGTAAGAGCAGAAATTGAAGACACGAAAACTCTTGCTTTACTTAGAAGATTAAAAAAATCATTAGACAAGAAAATAATGATTATCGAAGAGATATAATGTTTGTAGACGAAAAATTATATGAACTATTAGAATACTGTAATGATATTAATGAACAGTATAGCAAGGGACATAGAACATTAAATTCATGTCAAGGGTGTGGTGGTACTACTGGTTCTCAGCTTGCAATAATAGATATTATTAGACAGATAGAAAATCTACTTGAGATTAAAGATGATCCCGTGGAACGTAGAGAAATGGGACTTCCAGAAACAATTCCAGACACTATGAAGTGGTATATATGAAATGAAGTTTGAATGTCATTGGGAATGGAAAGACGGTGCTGGTAAAACATATGAACAAGATTCTTTAGAATATGTTATAGAACATTTTAAAGATAGAGATAATCTTGTAATGCTTGATGTGGGAGCCCATATTGGTTATTGGAGTGTTCAGATGTCGCCTTACTTTAATACTATACATGCATTTGAATGCAATCATGATTTGTTTCCCGTACTAGCATACAATACTCTTAAATATAAAAACATTAACTTACATCCCTATGGAATCGATTGTTCTACAGAAATGTTAGAGTTTGCTTATCTTCCTAATCATGCAGAAGGATGTATTGGTTCTTATGTGATAGATAAAAATGAATTTCATAAACTAGGAGAATTTCATCAAACTACAGATTACTATAAAGAATTAACAGTTACAGTATCGCCCCCTAGAGTAGAAGGTCCAGTTGACTTTATTAAGATAGATGTTGAAGGTGCAGAATACAATGTTCTTAAAGCGTGTGAAAAATATAAGAAATATAATCCTTTGATTCATATTGAAGTTCATACTGAATATGCTAAAAAGAAGTTTGAAGAATATATAAAAATAATTAAACAGATTACTCAATGTAATTATATTGCAAAATATATTAATTAATAGTATAATATAACAATGAATATATTTTTTCTCGATACTGATCCTAAGACAAGTGCTTCTTATCATTGTGATAAGCATGTTGTTAAAATGATTATAGAGTCCGCTCAATTACTATCTACTGCACATCGAGAATTAGATCCCGATGCTGTTGATGAATTGTATAGGGCAACACATAAGAATCATCCTACTGCAAAATGGGTACGAAGTTCTAAAGAGCATTATGAATGGACATATAAATTATTTGCTCATTTAAGTATGGAGTATACGAAACGGTATGGTAAAACACATAAGTCATGGAAAAATCTTAAACGACATTTATATAAATTACCTCAAAACATTCCAACAAATGGTTGGATCGATCCTCCACAATGTATGCCTGATCATTGTAAAAAAACGAATACAGTAGATGCATATCGTAATTATTACATGTTAGAAAAAAGCAATATAGCAAAGTGGAATTACAGTCAAACACCCAAATGGTACATATGACAATTAATCAATTTTTAAAGAAGTATAGAAAAGTTAAACAACTTATTCCAGGCATGACTAGCTCTTATACTCCTCATGTAATATGTAATGATGGCTTCACAATGTCGGTTCAAGCGGGACAATCCTTATACAGTACACCAAAGGATGATGCTAAACGATATAAAGAAGTAGAAGTTGGTTATCCATCTGAACCAGAATTATTGATTAAGAAGTTTGCAGAAGATGATGAAAATCTTTGTGATACTGTTTACGGGTTTGTACCTACTAAAATTGTGGATACAATTATTAAGAAGCATGGCGGGATAGATGAAAATGCTATTGAGAATAACTATTTAACAGAAGGTAAAACTAAAATTGTTTCAGAAATAGGAAAATTGAGAGAAGGTAAATCATGATGATGCGAGATTATCCTAGTCAAGAAGTAATTAATAGACTACAAGAACTTATTGATGTACCCGTAATCTTGTATCAAGAATGTATTGAAGAGGGTATGACAGAAGAAGAAGCAATTAAAGAAACGTATAATAGGTTTTTCGAATGAGGAGATTTTATGACATGGTGGGAAAAGAAACATTTAAATCATACAGGATTAAATTATTTTGAACATTTATTTCTTGGAATACATTTAAGTTTTTTAGCGTTAAGCGTTTTCATAATTGGACTAATACATAGTTTCGTTCCGAATTTTTTACCATTTTTACCAATAGAAATTATAGATAAAATAAAAGCAGAATTTAATTATAACTATCAATCTAAACCTGACAATGAGTGAAGAAGAAAAAGGTGCTGAAGAGCAATTAACTGCAAGAGGATTTAAAACATTTATGGGAGATGTTTCTCAGGATTCAATGAAACCCATAATAGATTGGATCATTGCAGAAAATTTAAATAAAGACACAGGAATAACGAAACATAAAGAATTAACTCTTGCTATTTGTAGTAGGGGTGGTGATCTCAATTCTTGCTTTGCATTAGTAGATGTTATGAAGGGATCTCAGATTCCTATTCGTACAATAGGTATGGGAATGATTGCATCTTGTGGATTGTTGATGTTTATTTCTGGAGAAAAAGGAAGAAGATTTCTTACTCCTAATACTTCTATTCTTTCTCATCAGTATTCATGGGGTAACTATGGAAAAGAACATGAACTATTTGCAGTAGTAAAAGAATATGACTTGACTACAGAAAGAATGATTAATCATTATAAAAAATGTACAGGATTGACAGAACAGGAAATTAGAGAACATCTTTTACCTCCACAAGATGTTTGGCTTTCTGCTAAAGAAGCAAAGAAGTTAGGACTGTGTGATGAAATTAAGGAAGTATACTGATGTATAAATATAATTTTGAGAATGCTACAGAAAAAAGAAAAGCAGATAAAGATTTAGGACATGTACTCATGCCCCCTAATGATGGACAAGAGAAACATCCAGAACACTTAAATGAGCATGAGTTGTTACAAGTAATACAACGAGAATCTTTAAATCAAAATTGGCAAGAAGTTAAAAGATTGATACAAGATTTTCCAGAAGGAAAAAGAAAAGACCTTATAGCAATGTTGAAGAGTGCTAATGAAGATCCATTGATAGGGAAATCTTTTCCAGATGATATAGAATGGTAGGAATAGAAGATAATTTCCTTGAAGAAGATGAATGTGAAAATTTAATTAGAATATTTGATGATTGGTCTATTAGATCAACAAAGCATAGAGATATTCATTTTTTACATTTATATAATATTGAAATGGATTTATCTGATGAACAATTTTGTAATAAAATATGTGAAAGAATAAACAAAAGAATTAATCAAATAACAAATAAAAAATATTTTATGGAAGCGGTAAATTTATCATTTTGGCCAGAAAATTCTAAACAAAATTTTCATATTGATAAAGCAAGAATGCAAACCGACTATACATCAATAACATATTTAAATCAAAATTTCCAAGGAGGAAAAACTTTAGTTTTTGAAGATGCAAATCACATGATGACTTGTACTCCAAAGACTGGTAGAACATTATGTTTTGATGGTAAAAAACATTATCATGGGGTTACACCAATAGAAAGTCAGAACAGATATACTTTAAATATTTGGTATTCTCTGGATAGTTACTTTCAAGAAAATAAAATATGGAACAAAAAGTTAAAGTAGTAGAACTTACATTAGAAGATGGTTCTAAAAGGATATGTCGTGGAGGCGAAGAAGCAGTACTTAGACAATGGGAGATTTATCCCGTAGTTTCTGCCCGATGGACGGGAGAAGAAGATGTGATATTATATGCTGAAGGTATGACAGAGGAATTATATGAAGATTGATCTGTTTCAAAAGGTAGACTTTAAATCTCATTCTGGATTAGACTTGACATGGAAGATTGAAATGGATGCTCTTACACCTAAAGAATGGGATTGTATATCAACTATGATAATAGAACTTTCTGTACCTTTTAAAGAAGCAATTGGAATTCCTAGAGGAGGAAATGTATTAGGTAAATTATTGAATAGACATGGCACGGGAAAAAGAGAAGATCCTATTTGTATTGTTGATGATGTTCTTACTACAGGAGGATCGATGAATGATTTTAAAGCAAAAAGACAATGGAGAAATCCTAGTGATTATATTGGATGGGTTGTATTCGCAAGAACAAAATGTCCAGATTGGGTTACTGCATTATTTCAAATGCCTTATTAAACCATATAATAAAAAATTGATTATGATTAGTGATAAAGAAATTTGGTGGAATCCAGAACATCCAACTTATACTGCCCATGAAGGACGCCCTAGCTGTACAATTTGTGGTAAACCTGCTGACATGAATAATAAGTATTCTTCTGGACAAATAAAATGGCGGGACATGTGTTATGATTGTCATGATCATAGAACAGATAAAGATTATCTTGCAACCAAGTATGTTGGAACAACATTATACTGATGTTAAAATTAACGTATCAAATATATGGATATCCACAGCATTATTTTACAGCATATTTTAAACGTATGGTGGAATTGATTGATTATATTGAGATTCGAAAAAGAGTTGAAAATTATAAAGTGGAGTATGTAGATGGACAGTAACGTAGAAAAAGTATGTAAGGCATTAAAAAAGAGAGAAGAAAAAGGTATGAAAACCTATGGTGTAAGCACCGATAGAACAGACCTTAGTACACAGGAATGGTTGCAACATCTTCAAGAAGAACTGATGGATGCCTGTGTATACATAGAAAAATTAAAAAACGATACTTTATTTAGTGGTACTGATGAAGGAAATTATGAATATATGCCACGTATTCCTACCAAGCAAAGAACAGTTTCAATAGAAGATTTTCAAAATGAATTACATGGTCCAGGACCAGACGAGGAAAAATGACAGGCGTTACGCCAGCAGAATTCCTTGCAATAATTCCTAAGAAAGATGAAGAAGATCATGAATGGGATAAGAAAGAAATGCAAAAAGCATTTAGTAAATTAAAAGAAATTGATCTTAATCCTAAAGTGGATTTAGAACAAGCTATCAAAAATGTTGACAAATTAAAGAAAAAGAGTTATAATGGATAAAGCAGTAAAGACATATATTACAGTACTCAAAGCTGAAGTACAGCATTTGAAATCTAAACTTGAACCTCACGATATGGGACATATCCATACCACAATTACTACTTTACAGCATCGTATAAAAGAATTAGAATCACAAAATGAATCCCGATAAAGGACATTATGAAGACAGAGACTAAATTAGGCAAAGCATTTCTTAAAGTTAAACCTGTCACAAAGATTTATAAAAAGACAGACCTAAATAAAGAAGATAGACGTAAGTTTATAAAAAAAGTTTATCTTTCATGGAAAGCTAAACGTGAACAAGATTTAATGAAGAACAAAGTTGACCTCACTATATAAAACCCAAAATGGCTGATTTTACTTTTGCACATAGAGAAGAAGGATTTGATGAACATATCAATAGATCCGTTAGAGGATATACGGATTTACTAACAGATGTTGTTTCTCTTTCTAGATATTTTGTTGAAGATGAAACAACTGTATTAGATATTGGATGTTCTACAGGAAAAGTAACAGAAGCAATGTTAAGACACAATTCAGATCATTGTAAAAATGCAAAATGGGTTGGTGTCGAATTTGCGGATGGATTTAAAAAAGATTTAGTTAAGAGAGAATCATCATTAAAAAAAGAAGGACATAATGTAGAATTTCAACATTTAGATATTAAGAAATTTAGAGGTTGGGAAAATATAAGTCTTATTACATCGATTTTTACTTTACAGTTTATGTCGAAAAAAGATAGAATGGAAGTATTAAGAAACATATATAGTGGATTAAACGAAGGTGGAGCTTTTATATTTGCAGAAAAAACAATATGTCAATCTGCATTAGTACAAGACATGATTACTTTTAATTATTATGATTATAAAAGAACTGTGGGTAAGTTTGCTACAGAAGATATTATGGACAAAGAACGTACATTGAGACATATGATGAAACCTCTTACATGGGAACAAGTTGAACATCAGGTATCGTATGCGGGATTTAGTACAGTACAACCTTTTTGGAGAAACCATGCATTTGTGGGAGCAATTGCAATTAAAGAATATGGAAGAACATAAAGAATCTTTTGGAGAATATTTTGATGCTCAATATGATAGATTGAGAAAATTGTTGGACAATAAGGATGCTCAACAATATGTCCAATGGATGGAAGATTATGAAAGGAGACAAGATAAAAAAAATTCCAAGGTAGTTGGGTAAATGACTCTAAAGCCAGGTGGAAGCTGAGGGACGTACTCAGACCTGAATGTGAGTAAGAGACCTAGCTAGATGAATAGTAAGATGGTCTATCAAAGAAAGCCGCCACGTACGGATGATGATAGAATAGTCTAGCCCCTGCCCAACTACTTTTTTCAAATTAAAAAGAAAGGTAAAATGCCAAAAATTAAACAAGGTGGAGAAACACTTGAAGCCCGAAGTAAAACTTTTGAAGAATTTTGTGAATTTTTTAATCATTCAATTACTGAAAAAGATTTAGACAAGTGGGGAGAAGTTGCTTTTAAAATAAGAAGGGGAAAAGAAATGGATATTGCTCCTTTACCTGGAGTCTTGGAAGTTGAAATGATATATGGTAACAATATTATGAGAACTAGAATGCAAAGATAATGTTTAATCCGACCAATCCTAATCATAAGGAAGTTATAAAAGAAATTTTATATAAAAACATGTCTTATGACAATAGTATTGAAAAGATTTTAGAATTTGAACTGGCTCATAGATTTGGATCTAAACTCCCTCCCGATTCGCAAAAATGTATAAATGTAACACCAGATTCTAAATTAACAACTGATTGCAAATATCAATATTCAGGTCCTTTTTTAGACTTTGATTCAATAAATTGGAAAAACATTATAGTACTAGATATAAAATCTAGAGCATTTAACTTTCCATTCTTGGCACAAAAAGTATTAGATAAGGTTATACATAATTCAAACAAAAGAATTTTTATTCATTTATGTCTTGGTGAAAAGACACCAATTCAAAAAATATTTGATTATTTTAATCAAATAAAGCCACCAAATTTAAAATCAATTTATCTTGAATATCTTATTGTAGATGGAAAAATAGAATATAAAGAATCTTTATTAAATGGAGATATGAAAACTGATATTTTTTCTGATGTTGAAATTTGGACAGAATCTTTAGATGAAACAAAGTGTATACATGAAAAATTAATATGACGATAGAAAAATTAAAACACTATGTTGATATTGATAGAATATATACTGAAATCGATCTCTTTGTTCTTAGTGATGATAAGTTTAAAGATCAATTAAATGATACATATATTTCTCTTCAAATATGTTTACAAGGTACTGATGAAGACATGGATCCTTATTTTGGAAGTAGACGAATGCATCCAAATTTTTCAGAAGAAGATTTTAATGTATTTCTCTTTCCTGAATTGGATTATACGAATGCTATAATATATGATTTGAAAATGGTTAGGACTCGTATCATGATAATGAAACCTAAAACTTGTTTATCAGTACACGAGGATCCAGCAAAACGTATTCATATACCAATAGAGACAAATGAAAATTGTTTTCTTATGATAAATCAGTATGCACATCATTTGTTTGCTGATGGATCTGCATATCTTTGTGATACTACTCAACCTCATACTGCAATTAATGCGGGACTTGATATCAATCGTATGCATTTAGTTGGTATAAATCCAGAAATGTCTTGACACTTCTTTTCAAATTAGAGATAATGGATGTAGAAAAGGAGAAAATATGACTTTGAGTGAACTAAAAAAATATGATGCAGTTTTAAGAATGTCCCGTTACTCTACTAAGAGGAAGGGGAATGAAAGGAAACGCATATCTAAAATGGCATGTCGTGGAAAGATTCGTATATGATTTGTACTAATTGTGGAATTGTTATAAACAAAGGAATTGATATAAGTCATCTTTGGAATAATCCTGAAGATTCTGTATATGCATGTTCTGAAAGATGTGCCGAAGAGGCTCCTAAAAATTGGTTGTCAGATAATCCGACAACTCTTTATAAAAATAAATTCAAACAAAAAGGAAACTACAAAAGCCCTAATTTTGAGAAAGGATAAAATGGGAACAGAAAAAAAGAAATTTAATGATCATATGATTAAAGAAACTGAGAAAATTCCTCAACATGTCTTAGATGATATTCGTGGAGATGAGATTAGAATGTATAGAAAAGAACAGGCTCAAAGAGACATGTATAACGATCCCGATTTAAATTGGAGTGGTTTGAGATAATGGATCAATATTTAGGACCTCTCAAACATCGTGGAAGGTTCTTTTTGAAACTTAAAAAACGATTAAATTTTCCTGCATTCACGATTCATGTATTAGTGAATAGACACGGAAATGAAGCTACTTTTTATAACATAAAGAATGAAAATAACGTTGTTATTGATGAAGGCGATTGTATTGCAGTAACCGCAACGGTTGCTAAACATAAAAAATACAAAGGAGAGCCTCAAACCTACCTTAATAGAGTTGTTTTGCTTGAAAATAAAGGAAAACTCTCTGCAGAATGATATTGCGAGTGTCGTATAATGGCAATACCTGAGATTTCCAATCTTATAATGCGGGTTCGATTCCTGTCACTCGCTCCAATTTCCCTCCAAAATAACCAATTTTTATCTTGACACTCCATCTCGTTTTTGAGATAATATACATGAAGGTCGGGAAGTCCTCCTGACTATAACCCCCCATAGAGAATTAAAATGTTTAAATTGACTGTGTTCTATGAAGGATTTGATGGAACTTTGTCATCTTCGGAATTTATCTTTCCTTATGATGGTGAAGACGAAGTTAAAGATATCATTAGACATTATAAAACTGGTGGTAGAATTGTAATAACTGAACCTGTATCTGAATTACTGGGAGTTTAATTATGAGTGAAATAATAAAAGAAGCAATGACCGATAAGATGGATGATCTGCTTGATCATATGAGAGAAAATTATGTCAAATGGTCAAGATCAGGACCAGATGGATCAACTGATATAAAAACTGAAATGGAAGAAGAGTATGCTGATGGTCTTGTTTACGAATATGGTTCTAAATACATAAAAGTAATAAGCGGAAAGAGAAATCAAAATTCTGTTTGTCTTTTTGTTGTGAATACTGATCGTGATAAAAAATTTCGTTTTGGAGACATTTTGAAGCCTGCTGGTTGGGCCGCTCCTGCTAGAAATTTTGCTAGAGGAAATGTTTTCGAAGAAGATGGTTTTAACAGAGTACAATGGACAGGAGCCTACTAAATGAAAGTTAATCTTCATTGCAGAAATTTTGATCAAGGTGTTAAGGATGCAATTTATGGTATGGTTGGTTACGGCCTAGCTAAATTGCTTCCTGATCGTGAGAGACTTTTAAATAATGTTGAAATAGATGTACATATGAGGCGCCATGATGATGGTGGCGAAGCAAGAATTAAACCTGGTACTAATACCTATAGACCAAGAAAGTTTCAAATCATTCTCGACCATCGTAAAATGAATGAAGATGAATATGGTCGTAGAAGAGGAGATGATGAATGGGTTCATCAGATACTTGAAACTTTGGCTCATGAATTAGTACATATTAAACAATATCTTCTTGGAGAATTAACCTGGAAACACGGTAAATTACTTTGGAAAAATCAACATTATATTACAGATGATTTAACAGAATATTTCGAACTACCATATGAAATAGAAGCACATGGTAGACAACGTGGTTTGTTTTTAGCATTCATTTCAGTTTGGGATGATTTTGTTAAAGACTTAGAAAAAATAGCTAAAGGGGAGACTGAGCAAGTGGCGAGCCCAACTGACTGTAAATCAGCCGTCTAAGACTGTGATGGTTCGACTCCATCTCTCCCCACCAATATATAATAAATAAATATTATGAATCCATTTAAACCAAATAGTAGTAGAGTAGATAAATTAGAAAATCAGATATTAAATCTTAAAGAACGAATTGCTAAATTGGAAAGAGATTTAACGTATCACATTAAAAACGAAAAATGTTCGGATTAGAAGTATTAATTCCATTTATACCATGGCTTACTTATTCTTGGTTATGGAAAAATTCAATATGGATTGCATTGATTAGTTCAACAATATATCATTGGGACAAGCCGCACGGATTTTGTTCAGTTGCATCAGGCTGTCCTTTCTAAAGATTAGCTAACCACTTCCCGAGAGAGTAGGGTGCAACCGTAGTACACTCCTACTATAGAGTGAAGTGCTATGAGGGATAAGGTGATCATGGAGAATAACCTGCAGGCCATGTATAGACTTATCCCTTGCTATTTACGGTCCCATCGTCTAGGCGGCCTAGGACACCGGCCTGTCACGCCGGCAACATGGGTTCGAATCCCATTGGGACCGCCACTCCACACTTGAACTATAAATTTATTATGAAAAATGTATTTTATTTTATTACAGCATTAATTTTAATCGCAGGATGTGCGAACATCGAAGAAGAACATGATGTAGATTCGACTTCAACTTCAACTAATTCAGTTGTAGCTACAAGTGGAACAAAATTTTCTAGTCCACGAACTGCATCTATAGATACAAAAGAAATATGGAGAACAGGATGCTATTCTAATCAAAATGCAGAGGAGTTAGAAGGAAATGAAATAAGAGATAATTCAACCAATTATTTTTCATTTTCATTTGAAGATAATACAATATCTGCTAAAGTGGAAAAATATTCTGATGACAATTGTTCTGTGAAATATTATTCACATAATGAATTTTTTACTTATTCTATGATAGATTCTTCAAGATTTACAGCAACAAGTGGATCTTTTGTAGAATTGACTCCACAATCTAATGAAGCAGTAGACTTTTTTAATAAAAATACTACATGTAAATATGACGAATGGGAGTTAAATGTTACAAAAAAATGTGATAATGAGATTTTAGGACTTGAGTCGCAAACTGTTTATTGTTCTTATTATTATGAAGAAAATGCGTTATATTCAACGTGTGATCCTGATGATTATCCCACAGAAGATTATACTGAATTTACTAGAATTTATTAAAAAAAACCATTTTTTAGCTTGACAGTCCCACCGGTTTTTGAGATAATATAAGTGAAGGTTAGGAATTCTCCTGACTATTAACCCCCAAAAGAGATTTTTTATTATGACAAAATCAAAGTTCGTTGCGAAATTGATGAAGAAAGGAGAATTTCTCTCTTCAGGAACGTTTGAATCTTTGGAAGAAGCAAGATTGTGGGCGATGAAAGAAGCCAAATTGCTGATTTCTGATTTGGAAATGTTGAGAAGCACCAATATTGGTGACATAGTTGTTGAAATTGATAAGCATTTTACTGAATATGAGATTTCAACTGATGAACTTTTTAAGAATAGTGTGAGGGCAATATGAGAAAAACCGTTGCAAATGAAATTTTTAAACAGTTAGGTGGACAAAAATTTGTTACCATGACAGGAGCCAATAGTTTCATTGATCTTGAGAATGGTATTCGAATGAAGATTGGTCGAAACAAGACCAATGCAAACTTATTAGAAGTTGTTCTAAACAGTATGGACACTTACGATGTAACTTTTGCTAAGTTGACTCGTTTGGGTGAGTGGAAGTCGGTTAGAGAATATAAGAATGTTTATAATGATTCTCTGGTAGAACTTTTTGAAAGACATACTGGAATGTATACGAAATTATTTTAGGAGAAATTATGAAAATGTTTCTTGAAGAAATTGCAACCCTAGTATTGTTATTTGGTATAGCATATTTGGCAATACTTTTTATGTTTATTCTTATATAGGAGATTTTATGATAAAATATATTGCAGTTGCTACAGTAGCTTATATGATATATGCTGGAGTATTTAGTGTTAGCTTTTCTAGTGATGAAGTTGGGGTTGGATTTAATCCCAGTAAAGTTGCTACTAGATTTGTATCTGATGTTTCAACTATATTTGAAAGTGTAAAATGAGTATGATAATGTGTAAATATGGGTGTCTAAGTGATACCGATTACTTTCCAGAATTTGGATATGATGTAGTAACTGGTGAATACACTTGTGAACCTTGCTATGAAAATGAAGAATTTGTAGTTTCAGAAGAAGACGAACTCATTTTTTAATCCAAAAAAACCAATTTTTATCTTGACACTATGGTGTGGTTTTGAGATAATATAAGTGAAGGTTAGGAATTCTTCCTGACTATTAACCCCCAAAAAGAAATTATTATGAATGCTAGTTTGAATCATGCACTTGAAAAAGAAGTGACCCACGCAAGAAAATTTAAACTGAGAAAACTCAAAATGGTTTGTAATGAACTTGAAGCCGCAGAACGAAAAGTTGATGAACTTAGAGGCGTTAAGTGGGGTTTGGTTACTGATCTCAAAAATTTAGGTCACGATTTTACAGCCACTACTGAGGGCATGGATATAGTTTTGTCTTCTTCACCTTCTTTTAATTGGAGTTAATTATGAGTACAAATAGTTTAGTAGCGTATTTAAGTAATGATGGAACAGTTACTACATCCTATGTGCATTGGGATGGAAATACAACAAGTGTTGGATGGACTTTGTTAGAACATTACAATACTGCAGAAAAAGCAAAGGAATTAGCTACAACTTTGGGTTATGCATCTTCCTTGTATGAAACAATTGAAAAGTCTCATGCAGATCGTGCAAATACAGATGAAGCAATAGTTTACGAAAATTATCTTGATTTTGAAGATTACATTCGTGAAAGTTCTTTTCTTGAGTATGTTTATATCTGGGTAGAACATAGAAATGAGTGGCAAGTTGCTACTTGGGAACACACAAAACTAGATACTATATCAGACGAAGGATTAGAATTCCGATATGATTGGAATGGGTTTGGACTGCTGACTGATGTATTTACAAATGAAGCTGTTGAAGCTATAAAACGATTTAGAGACATTGCAGACAAAGGAAATTCTGATTATATAGGTTATGCAGAAGAACTGGAAGCAGGAATTTTAAAATATGCAATTGAAGAAACGACTTATGCTTAGAATAAATATTGTTCGTGAAATTTTTATTTTGCTTATTGCTCTTTTAATAATAAGTTATATTGCAAGCAGAATAAGTATTGAATATTACAATTTCATAAAGTATCATTTTATTTTGGGATGTAGATATATGGAACTCCCACATGAAGTTTGGGCGTTCATGGATAAATATCTTTTCGAAGGACAATTATGATCCCTCGTAGTTCAGTGGTAGAACGGTAGACTGTTAATCTGCTTGTCGTTGGTTCGAATCCAGCCGAGGGAGCCACTAGAATAAATACTTAATAGGAATTAATTATGTTTGTAAAGATGGGTTCTCCTGCTAGAAAAAACAGAGCCTTTCATGTAAATATTGATAATCATGATGTTTGGAATTTAGATTCCACTCTTGCTCATATTATTCATCCTGCTCTTGTTCGTTTAAGGGAACGTGTACCACATTTTGGTTATCCAACCCCTTATGATGAAACAGAAGCATATCCAGAGCATTATTCTCAAGGATCATTTGAAGAAATTTTGGATCGTGATGCAGAGAGCAAGTATTATGAAGAACTATGGATGGACAAACTTCAGAAAATGATTGATGCATTTGCAATGATTATTGATAAAGATGAAGACTATGATGTTATTGCTCACCACGTAGATTATAAAGATGCAAGAAAAGCATGGTGGGATAAGATTGACGAAGGTCTGAATCTTTTCGCAGAGCATTATCAAGGTCTTTGGGATTAAAAATAAATTAAAATCCGAAAGGGGAGTATGTTTGTACTTAAATATTGTGGTTCTTGAAATTATAGACCACAAGCAGAAAGTCTTTCCGCTAATATTAATAAATCTTTACTAGATACATGCGAAATTGAACAAGGAACAAAGGGCCAATTTGATTTATATCGAAACGGTGAATTGTTTTTAAGTAAAGATGAATTACAGAAATTTTTTACTTTTGAGGATGTACAATTCAAGTTGAAAGAGAAAGGACTTGGATTTTGGATGGAAAATTTGCGATAATGGTTGCTTTTTTTCTGATTTATTGCTATAATAATCTAATATAAGATTAACATGCCAAAAAAATATAAAAAGAAATTTAAAATATCAAGAGATGATCTGAATGTCAAAATTAATGAATATTTGGAAAAGGGTGGGAAGATCACAAAACTGGAATGTATTATACCAGAACGACCTAGGACTGTACGGCAAGAAAGTCAAATGAAGAGTTTTAACACTCCTGTAGTAGATCAAGATTTTTATGCTAGAGGAGCAGAAAAAGAAGCTGGATGAAAATATTTATTTATCGTATTCCGATGTTATTAATGGGTTTTATAACATCGGTTTTAGTAATTTTAAAATTGACAGATAAAATAAGTTGGAGTTGGAATGATGTGTTTCTTCCACTTCAGCTTTTTGTTATTTTGGGTGTATTTTTTGCACTTATACTTGTCTACTTAGACATAAAAAAGAAAAATTCTAAGAATTTTAACTTTTATTCCTTTAAGAGAAAAAAGAATAAATAATAGAACAAGTTTTCAAAAATGGCGCAGGGAGGTCTGAATGGACTAATGGATCTGCACCCCCACCATTCAGGCCGCGCCCCACTACATAATCATTATATTATCAGGAGTTAATAATGTTGGGTTTTCCGACAACAAGAATAGAACTATTCTTTAGACCAGATCAAGATTGCTTGTTGGCACTTGAACCTGATGGTACATTTCATGAATTTGATGTTAGAATGTTGCGAGAAGCAAAAGAATTATTTTCACGTTATCATGAAGCACATTTTCATGAAGAAGATAATTTAGACGAATTTCATGAGTTTTGTGGAAGAATGCAGGAGGAAAGTCCTGAAATGGAAGGAGTTATGTCTCCATATCTAAATTAAAAGGAGATCGATGATAAAATTTATAGAAACATTTCAAAATAAATTTATTAAAAAAGAAGAGTATGATGTAGAAATAGAACGGAATAAAAAATACGAAGTTAGATGGGTTTGGTATCATACAATTTTAGCAATAGAATTGTTAATAACTAATGTTTTATTAATATGGATATTATTTAAAATATATGACTTACATACTTAGTATCCAGAAGGATCTAAATGATTGAAAAATTGGCTCATAATCATGAATATGTTTTTGAGATATTATATCATTTTAATTGTGGCAATGAAAAGTGTGGTAAGTGGTGGAGTTATGCAAAGACTCCTGATAATAAAGAAGAATTACATAAACAGAAGGTAGATGCTATGTATTGTCCACATTGTGGAATAAAAGGACATCTAAAAATAAAGGATAAATTTTTTAAAAATATTTAAGGACTAAATGCAAAAAAAGCTATTATTAGTTTTTGTAATGATGGCGACATGGATGGTTGTAAGTTGTACAACAACATCTCAAACGGGATGTTATGGATTTTGGGAAGATAATAAATGGGGATTAAAAAGGGGAACTATAGTTGGAAAAAATGCTAATTATAAGAAACCTTATCGACAATGTGTAGATGAGGATAATCATATATTAAATAAAGAAAAAAGACCTTATGGGTGATTATGTTTAATAGAAACGAAATAATGTTTTGGATTTTTACACTTATTGTAGGTATCATGTTAGCATGGTCTTGTAGGTTAGAGGCAGTAGTATGAATATTTGGGTAGAATATTTTAAAGTTCCTGACAACAGGAAAAATAATCATGCTCAAATGAGAGAAAATCTTAAATGGGATCCTCCAGAACCTGAACATATAATGAAAAGATTTTGTCAATCAAGAGAAGATGCAACTACATTTGCTAATGCGATGTTACAGAAAGGGTACTATGCTACTATAAAAACGGACGGTGGGTGGAGAATTTAGAAAAAGAATCACTTATAGGTTTAAAATCGCATTATTCTGTTTATGGAGGACAAGATTTTTATATTGAAACTGTATTACGATATAAAACTCCTGATGGATACAGGGGTAGCATAGTAAAAATTAGATCAAAAAAGGAGAAATGAAAAAAAATAAACGTGTAAGACAAGAAAAGTCTATTAAAAGGCTTGAAAACACCCTTAAAATGCATGAAGCTAATGCAGAACTAACAGTTGCTATTATGCAAGATAAAGTACTTTCTACCGGCTCTAAAGACAAAGTAGAGTCTGTTAGAAAGAAAAAGATAGAACGAATAAAGAAAACAATCGAAAACACAAAGAAAAGAATGTTATAAATATAGAACATACGGTTGATTTGTTATTCATGGAATCGTTAACAACCCGGAGAATTACATGTTAAAAAAGGTTTATGCTTTTTTGATGGTAATTGTCGCAACAATACTGATACCAGGAGTTGTAGGAGTACCACTTGGAAAATCAAGCACAAAAATTCTTATTCCACAACTGCCATCAGTCTCATTAGTCAAGACACAATCAATTAAAAATCCTAACTTAGATATAATCGTGCAAAATCAGGAGCAAATTACGTGTTTGGCAAAAAATATTTACTTTGAAGCGGCAACCCAATCAACTGCAGGAAAATTAGCAGTTGCATTTGTAACAAAAAATAGAGTAGATTCAACTCATTTTCCCAGTACTTTTTGTGATGTAATATATGAAGGCCCTCATTATGCCTCAGGACATCCAAAAAGAGATCGATGCCAGTTTTCATGGTATTGTGATGGAATGGGAGATGATCCAAGAGAAGGATATGGTTGGAGAAATTCACAATCAGTAGCTAAATGGTTTTATGATCATAAAGACAGACTTATGGATATAACAGATGGTGCAACGCATTATCATGCTAATTGGATGCAAAAATTTCCTAAGTGGTCGAGAAAATATAAAAAAAATGTAACAATTGATGATCATATATTTTATAAACGGAGTTATAATTTTTAGAAAGTAAATTATGATTGATAATGCAGATGTGAAAATTCCTCAGCATGAAAAAGGAAATCTTGCGGAGAATTCTTTAGGAGGAACAGAACTTCTTTCAATGGAATTATTCCGCAGATTACCTGAGGAATATAAAGATAAATTTCAATTCGTGATTTCAAGAGTCCATAATATAGAAGAAGATAAACGTAGACTTTTTTGGATTCATGATCTTGCACAAGATCCTTCATACAATATTCTTAAAACTCAACTTGATCTTTTTAATAAATTAATTTTTGTTAGTCATTGGCAACAACAACAATTTAATACTATATTAAAAATTCCATATGATAATGGAGTAGTAATTAAGAATGCGATAGATCCTATTCCGAAACATGAAGAAACAGAAACAAAGGATCTTCAATTAATATATGCTTCAACACCTCAGCGGGGTCTTGATGTTCTTGTGAATTCTTTAAATTTAATAGATAGAAGTGATTTTCATTTACATGTTTTTTCTAGCTATAAATTATATGGTTGGGAAAAAAATGATGAGCCATATAAGCCTTTATTTGAAATGTGTGAAAAAGATCCAAGAGTAACTTATTATGGTGCAGTTCCTTATGATGAATTAAGGGAACATTGGAAAAATATGCATATATTAGCATATCCATCTACTTGGCTAGAAACTTCATGTAGAGTAGCTATGGAAGCAATGACGGCCCGTTGTGCAGTTGTTACTTCTAATTATGGTGCTTTACCTGAAACATGTGGTGAATATGCTTACATGTACAATTATACAGAAGATAAAAATAAGCATGTTGAAAGATTTGCTGATGCACTTGAAGATGTTATGGATTCATATTGGACAAAAGATGTTCAAAAAAATCTTGACAATGCATTAGAATACGCATATACTCATTATAGTTGGGATAAACGTATCAATCAATGGATTGATTTTCTTGATAACTTAACATATGAACTAGATTATGCCGAAGAAGAAGTTAAAAAAGAAATCACTATTAACAAAAAAAATTAATAGAGTTATTGGTTCGGGAAGAACCTTTGATGAACAGAAGATGGGAACAGAACCAGTCTTTGATGAAAATTCTACTCCATCAGATATCATGCATGGATTGAATTGGTATAGCCATTTTCATGAAGCAGATCAATCTAAAAAATGGATGCTGGAATACATGAAACATTCTGGATATAGTAAAGAAGATATTCAGAAAGTAAGATCCTTTCCATGGGGAAAAGGTGGACTTCTTGTTGATGGACCAAACGTTATTCATTTGAAGGGTGGAGGTTTTCTTGCTAGAATGATTATGAGAGGATATGAACATTTTCCCAAAGAGTATGTAGAAAAAATTAGTAATCTTATTGACTATAGTAGGAAAAAAGGCGAACTTGTTTCAAAAGAAAAATCTGCTGAAAAAGAAATTAACGGAAATGATAAACCGTCAATTCAAGATCATATAAAAGAACAAGTTTCTTTATATGCTTCTGAACTAGAACAATCCATAGATGATTTTATAGACAACAATTATGAATCGACTATGAATGTATATGATTGGTTGGTTAGTAATAATGTAAAAGGATTGATTGCTAAAAAGATAGCAAAAAAGTTTGAACCTTATCTAGATGAAATAAGATTAATTCCTACAGATGAAGATATGGCTGAAGCATTTGCTCATATGAAGAAGAAACAACTTGTTAGTTATGAGAATTATATTCAATCAATTATTGATGACTGTGAACGATATTCTGAAAATGCTAATAAGCAAAGAAAGCCACGAAAGAAAAAGCCCGTTTCAGTTTCGAAACAAATTGCTAAATTAAATTACAAAAAACAAGATGACGAATATAAAATAGCATCTATCAATCCTTCTGAGATTGTTGGTGCTGATCGATTGTATGTATTCAATTCAAAGTATCGTAAACTTGGTGTGTATCAAGCAGAAGGTCATGCAGGACTATCTGTAAAAGGAAGTACTCTCCGAGGATTTGATACATCACTTTCTAAATGTAAAAAAGTAAGAAAGCCAGAAGAAGTATTATCAAAAATGCTCTCTGGAGGTAAACTTGCTATTAAAAGACAGTACGAATCTATTAATTCTAAAGAAAAAGACTTAACGGGTCGTATTAACAATGAAACTATACTGCTTAAAGTTGTAAAATGATATTACTTGATTATTCACAAATCGTTATTGCGAATGTGATGATGAATAAGAAATCAATGTCTGAAGATTTTGTTAGACATGCGGTTTTAAATACTATAAGAATGTATCATCATAAATTTACTGAAGAATATGGTGATCTGGTTGTTTGTTGTGATGCAACAAATAATTGGCGAAAAGAAGCATTTAAATATTATAAAGCACAAAGAAAAACAACAAGAGATAAATCTGATTTTGATTGGTCTGAATTATTCAGATTATTACACATGGTGCGAGAAGAAATAGCTGAAAATTTCCCTTATAAGGTCGTATATATAGATAAAGCAGAGGCAGATGATATTATCGCCACTCTTATACTAAATAAAGATAAAGAAGAACCTGTTTTAATATTGTCAAGTGATAAAGATTTTATTCAGTTACAAAAATACAAAAATGTTAATCAATATTCTCCTCTAAAGAAAAACTTTCTTGATACTGATAATCCAGAAAATTTTTTAAGAGAACATATTCTTAGGGGTGATGTAAGTGATGGTGTTCCTAATTTTTTGTCTAGTGATGATACATTTGTTACTGATAAAAGACAAACGCCATTATCAAAGAAAAAGGTTTCAGTTTGGTCCGAACTTGAGCCCGATGTATATTGTCAGGGTGAACAATTACGTAATTATCGCAGAAATGAAATGTTAATTGATTTAACAAAGATTCCTGAATGGTTGCAAACTAATATTGTGGTTGAATATGATAAACAACCTGAAGTTGGTAGAACTAAACTTTTTAATTATTTCGTAAAACATAAACTTAAAAATTTAATGGAGCATATAAATGAATTTTAGGAGACATTATGCCAGCTAAAATGACAAGTGATATATTATCAGTTGCAAATATGATGAAAACTGATGAAGAACGTAGTAATTATTTGCGACAAAATCCATCTAAAGCAGTAAAGGAATTACTGCGGCATAATTTTGATAAAGATATAAAGTTTTTGCTTCCCGAGGGAAGACCTGATTTAAAAGAAGATGAGTTTAATCCACGAAGAGGATTTATTGAAGGAGTTGATGATGGAGCTACTTTGAATTATGAAGTAAGAAAATTATATTTATTTATTGAGGGGGGACACCCAAATTTAACCAGCGTAAAGCGTGAAACTCTGTGGATCGAATTGGTTAACTCGTTACACCCCTCTGAGGCTGATGATCTTTGGCATATGAAGGATAAAAAACTTCAAGAAAAATATGATAAGATTACTCACCTCGTGGCTTATAACTCTTTTCCGGAGTATCTTCGACAACCCGAACCTGAACCTACTAGGGATAGTCAGGGCCGTTTTACAAGCACCAAAAAAACTAAGAAAAAGAAAGCAAAAAAATGAAAGTATTGATGACCTGTGCTGGCATGAATACAGAGTTAAGGCCCTTTACGGATATGATGCCAAAGTGTTTATTGCCAGTGAAGGCGAAACCGATTCTATTTCACAATCTTGAATGGCTACAAAAATTTAATATTGATGAAGTAATTCTTACAACAAGTTATTATCATAATCAAATTGAATTAGCATTAAAAAAATTTGGAAGTTTTATAGTTAATACTCATAAACAAAAGGGCGGTGTTGGATCAGCACAGTCTTTGAGAAATTTAAGTTATAAATTTGAAAATGATGATTTTTTATTTTTACGTGGTGACAATTTATATAATTTTGATATAGATAAACATTATAAATCACATAAAGATAATAAAAAAATGATTTCTGTTTTATCTCATATGACTATGGGAGATAGTAAATATAAAACTTTCATTAAATATAAAAATGATTCTGATAAAATAGAAAAGATTTCAGTTAGACCTGATTATAAAATGACTAAAGAACTTTTAGCAACATCAGGAGCATGTTTTTTAAGTCCAACGATTTTTGATAAAATTGGAAAGAGGGACAGACATTTAATCGATGATATTTTTCCTAAACAATTGGAAGATATTAATGTAATAGTAGATAATGCTTCCGTTCAATTTTTTAATACTGCAAAAGAATATTTGTCAATTGCTAATTCAAAAGGCATGACTGGTATTAGTAGAATGTAAAAGGATTATTATGCCAACATATGATTATAAATGTACAAAATGTGGAAATGTCTTTGAAAAAGAATTAAAAATAGCTGACAGAAAGATTCCAACTGAATCTCCTTGTGCAGAAGATGTTCCTCAGACAAAACATATGAATTTTAAGTGTAATGGTGAAATAATACAACTGCTTTCTGCTCCAGGATTTGCTTATGATAATATCGGCCCAAAGAAACCAGATGCTTCTTTTAATGATAAACTAAAAGAAATAAAGAAGGCTCATAAGTATAGTACTTTACCTATAATTGAATAATGTTTATACATGAAAATGTTCTTGGTGATTTAGAACTAAAAACTACAAATGAAAATGGAAAAAGATGTTATGTAACTCCTGATGGTGAAAAATATCCTTCCGTTACTACTGTACTTTCTGATTATAAAAAAGAAGGTATAATCAAATGGAGAAAACGTGTTGGTGAAAAACAGGCCAATAAGATTTCCACTCAAGCATCCCGCCGCGGTACAAAAGTTCATAAACTGTGTGAAGATTATTTGAATAACGAATTATCATTTGACGATTATACTCCTGATAATGTTGTTATGTTTAAAAGTATTCAATCTATTTTGGATGAAATAGAGTTGGTTTATGGCCAGGAACGTACACTATTTTCAAATCATTTAAGAGTAGGAGGAAGAGTCGATTGTGTTGGTAAATTTCGTGGAAAAAAACACATAATTGATTTTAAGACTTCAAGCAAACCCAAAAAAGAAGAATGGATTGATAATTATTTTATGCAAGGGTCAGCATATTCTGTTATGTGGGAAGAAATGACTGGCATATCTATACCTTATATCGCAATAATTATTGCTGTAGCAGATGAAATGCCACAGATTTTTATTGAACACAGAGATAATTGGATCGATAAGTTTATAGAGATTAGAAATAATTATGATAACACTTAATCTTGATGAGATCAAAAGAAAACCACAATTATTATCAATATTAGAAGAATTGAAACATGAAAAAGATTCAATTTTACTATTTGATATGCCCGAAGGATCAAGATTATGGCCATTAGACGAAGAAGAAGACTTTTCTTATATTTTATTTTCAAAAGCACATGAAATTTTACAATATCACAAATTTGATGTTTGGTATTTGTGTTCTGATGTAAATATTAAGACCAGATATACAAAATGGTGTAAAAAAGTAGGTGTTGAAAAAAAGTTTAATGTATTATATTTTCCATTTACTGTTAGATTAGATGTTATTGATTATATCAAACAAGAACACGTTGATTCTCTCGCCAATATTCCTAAGAAAAAAAATTTTATACAATTAATTTGTAATCCTGATGTTTCTAGAATAGCAACTGTTAATCGTTATTATAAACATCTAAATTATGAATATTCTTTAGTTCCTCAGTTTCATAATGATCATGAAAATAATTTTGATATAAAAAATAGAATACTTACAGAAATTGAATTGTCTGATATATGGATTAATGATGTTGATGGAGGTAAAGAGTTAAAAGATTGGGAAACAATTACTGTAAATAATAAAAAACTTAATAAATATATTTTTAATGCATTTCTTCCTAAAGAAAGTTTTGAATCTTGTTGTGATGTAGTATTAGAAACTTATTTAGATGGTCCACTTTATTTTACTGAAAAAACATGGAAACAATTTTTGTTTCAAAAGCCTTTTATTATGATAGGCACAAAAGGTATTAATCATTATTTACAAGATTTAGGATTTGAATTATATGATGAAATTTTTGATTATGATTATGACTTAGAAGATAATAATATAAGAAGATTAGAGGGGTTTTGGACTCAAATAGAACGATATTTAGACCTTGATGTTTCTGATTTTGAGAAGAAACTTATTATATTGAAAAAAAAGCTAATACATAATAGAAATACCTACATTAAATGGATATCAAATATAGATAACGTATTAAATGATCATCGACCAGAATATGATGAGTTGGCTCATTATTTCTATCTTTATTCTACTTTTTACGAAAAAGAATATTTACCAGATAAGGGGTTTAACATAATTAAAAAGATTTGTTTGGGGTGTTAATGGATTATGATTTTACAATAAGTAGTCATTGTAACGCCGCATGTCCTTCTTGTAAGAGATATGAAAGTCACAATAATCCGATTAATTTATATAATGAACCTTTGCATCCAGGATTAAATCAAATTCATATGGATTTTGATGAATTTAAATATATTATTGAAAGAGATATTAATTTATTTAAAAACAAACTTGTAACATTTGAAGGTGAACTTGGGGATCCTATGGTTCATCCACATATAAAATCTTTTATAAATTTTAGTACAGGTGTTTTTAAAAAATTAAAAATAGTTACTAATGGTGGAATTAGAAATGCAAAATTTTTTAATGATTTGGGAAATACATATAATAATTTAGAAATTATGTTTTCTATAGATGGTCTAGAAGATGATTTAAATGGGTTGTATAGAGTAAAAGTAAATACTAAAAAAGCAATTGGTAATATGGTTGCATTTGCTAAAAGTAAGTATGGAAAATCATGGGGAGTGAGTTGGCAATATCTTATTTTTGAACACAACTGGTTTGAAATACCAGAAGTTTTAGATTTTGCAAAATTATACAATATACCTATTGTATTAAAAATAAATACTCGACCTAAATTTAGAATAGAAGATAGATTAATACCTAGTGTTGTTAAACAATATGAAAAAAATAAATTTAAATTAAGCAATCTTGTTTTAGCGAATTAATGTTACCTGCAGAAACTTTTATATACAATTTTGAAATTACATCGTATTGTAATGCTGATTGTCCTAGTTGTTTTAGAACAATGAATAAAAGTAAATTGCCACTTAGACATTTAAAAGTTGAAGATTTCGAATTTTTAATATTAAACAATATAAATTTTATAAAAAATAATCGATACGAAATACAAATTGCAAAATTTTGTGGAGAAGTTGGAGATCCTCTGTTACATCCTAAGATTGATCAATTAATTGGTATAGCTGAAAGTGTGTTTAATAGAGTTGAAATTTATACAAATGGTGGACTTAGAAATACAACTTGGATAAAAAATCTATTTAGACGATATGGAAAAACTCGTTTTGTGTTTGGTATTGATGGATTGTCTGATGAAACAAATCAAATGTATAGAGTTAATGTGAGAACTGATATTGCATTAAAAAATATGATTGAATCTGCAAAATATAGACCTACTAGATGGGAATATACGATATTTAGTCACAATTATTTAGAATTATTTGATGTGATAATGTTTGCAAAAAAACACGACTTAAAGTTATTATGTAGATTTAATGGCCGAACTTTTAATAAACTTGATGATGAAAATATAGTTAAGTGTGAAACATTACTTAAAAAACATAATACAGACTATTACATATGCAAAGAAGATGTGAGAATGAAGAAGAAATTAAAATAAAATGTGATTTTTATAATTATGAATCTGCTAGTTGGAGTCAATATGAAATAGATTTAGATTTAAATGTATTTCCTTGTTGTCATTATTATATGGACCACACTTTAACTAAAAAACCTAATAAGCATATTAGTCATATAGATAATAGTCTTAAAACCAATTCTTTAAATAATATTTTTAAAGAATATGATAAAGTATTAAATGAAAAACTTTGGAAAAATAAAAAAACATGTCCTCCTCTTTGTATGAAAATTTGCCGAAAAAAATAAATAATAATCAACATAATTTACCTGAAGAATTTGAAGATTTGGTTTATTGTATAGGATGGCATGAACATAAAAAATGGGCAGAAGTTGAAATAGCATCTGATTTTTCTGTATATCCTTGTTGTGCTTTACATGCAGAGCATCAATTAAATAAAAGATTCTTAGATAAAAAATTAGATAGTTTTGATAAGGAATGGAATAATTTAAAGAAACATAAATTGAAAGATATCTTAAAAATATGGAGAGAACATATTAAACCAGAATTTTGGAAAAAAGAAAAAACATTACCCGAATGCTGTAAAACATTATGCAAGATAAAATAATAATATTTGGAGATAGTTTTGCAGATCCTGCAGACAGAAAATACGAAAATAAAAATGTAACAACGTGGTATGAATTTTTGAAATCAGATTATAAAATAACAAATCATGCTTTATCTGGTACAGGTCCTCACTATTCATTTAAAGAATATTATAATTTTATTTCTAGTGATAATAATAAAGAAGAGTATATTTGTATTTTTTTATTAAGTGGAGAAGATAGAATTCATTTCTATAATGCTGATCCCCAAACTATTACACATATTAATTGGAACTTTGATAAAAAAGAAAGTTGGTGGGCAGAAGATTCAAATTTAACGAAACAAAAAATATATTATGATACATTTAAATCTGAAATTGATTTTTTCTTTTTAACAATGCATGATGAATTAAAATGGTCTAATTTTAAAAATTTAGGATTCCTTTATATGAATTCTTTATTATTAAATATGAAAACATTTGTATTTTGTACTTATGGTATTAAAATATTAAGTGGAATGGGTAATTTTTTAAATCTTACGCAACTTAATAATTCAAATTTTTATTTATATCCAACTGAATTGGGATATATTGCTCATCAAGAATTTGTTGATTTAGAAACTGCTGGTGGTTATGATTTTGTAGATTATAGAAGAAATCATTTATCACAAGAAAATCATAAAGTTTTATATGAAAATATAAAAAAAATGATTAAAAATGATTATGAATATATTCCGTTTGTTAAAAATATAAATCATTCTCAAAATCTTGGACAATTTCGTAATTCAAAAACAGGAAAATTTATTTATGAATAGATTATTTGTTTTTGGAGATAGTTTTAGTCATCCAAATAGAGTTGATATTGATAAATTGCCTTTATGTGAGTTTATTGATGATAAATTTTTTACATTTTATCGTATAGTAGCAGAAAAGTTAAAAGCTGAATGTTATAATTTTTCATTAAGTGGTTCTGGCCCACAATATACAATGCTTAAATTTCATCAGGCTTTGTATCATTATAAATTTAAAAAAAATGATTATATAGTTTTATTATTGTCAGATCCTAGTAGAGATTATAACCCTAAAGAAAATGATATAGAAGAAGTAAAATATGTTGAATTAGGGGACAGACCTCATTATGGATTTGAAAATATAAGAAATCTTATATATCTTCAATATATGTCAAAATATTTTTTTCCAGAAGTCAAGTTTTTTTGTAATGTTATATGGAAAGAAAGTTCATTTTTTGAAGGTGAATATTATTCAAGTAGAGAAGGTGAATTTGGAATACACCAAAATGATTTTCCATCTAAAGATTTTAAATTTGAAAAGTTATATAATTTAAATGATAGTAATAATTGGTTTTATTTGTGCGATTGTGAATTAGGTATTATTCATATGAAAGAATTTAAAAAAAAATACAAGATTTATATGTCTCATGAACGATTGCATTTTACACACAATGAAGATTCACAATTTAAAGTAAAAGCAGAAGTCAATGATAGTAGAGTAAATCATATGAGTCAAAGAACTCATAATACTTTTGCTAATATTATTTTGGATTTTTTTATTAATAATAAAAGACCTATAAATACTGATAATTTTTTCGAAACTGGTTTTTTAGATTATGATGATCCACATTTAATTCCACAGGAATTTATATATGAATGATTTTCATATTTTTGGAGATAGTTTTGGGGAAAATCCATTACATAGTGATTCTCCTGAATTTTGCTGGTTCAATAATTTAAAATTAAAAGTTGATGGAACAGTTTTTAATTATTGCTTAGGATGTACTGGTCCAATAGAAAATTTAAAACTGCTTCTAGAAAAAAAATTAAAAGATACTAATATAATATTTTTGTTATCTATAAAATACAGAATACCATTTCCTTTTTCGAAAGAACGTGGTCATAGTGAAGATTTTAAAGAAATTCATGATTCTCGCACTTCTCCTAGAAAAGAAGTTAATTATGCACTAGAATGGTTATATGAAATTGATATGGTTTATAACATGTTTGGAGATGAAATAGAAATGTCTCCTTTCTTATGTATATTATATTTACATTTTTATGCTTTAAAAAATAATTGTAAAATATTGATTTTTTTATGTGATCCAAATGATGTTGCAAATGAAAATTATTTTTATTTTAATAATGAACATTTTAAAGTACATAGAAAAAATATTTGGCATATGAGTCAAGAAGAATTTCGAAACAGAATAATTGATCCTATTGAAGAAGAAAAAAGAGTTTCGCATATAAGTGAATGTAATCATACAATCATGTTTAATATTATTTTAAATTTTTTTATGAATACTTCTTATAATGAATCATTTTATCAAAATTTATATGACGGATCAAAAGAAAAAATAAAAAATAGATTTATTTATGATTGAAAAAATAGAATACGATACTAAAAAATATAATTTTGTTAAAGTTTTTCAAGAATATTTTGAAGAAGATTTAACAAAATTACATAAAAAACTTCAATTTGAACGTGAATTTTCGGAAATGGCAGGAGGAACAGAAGAGTTTGAAGTAGTATCACAAACTTATACAGATGTTATTAAAACTTTAGCTTTTAATGATTTATGGATTGAATTTGTTGAAAATGTTATTAAATCATATTTTGATAATAAATCTATTTACATTCAAAAACTTCCTTCTTTTAGAATATTTCCTGCAGGACATTCTGTAAAATATGTTGAAAATACAACTGATGGATATAATAAACATTTAGATGCAGAGCCTCCTTATTATCATCCTAAATTTGAGAGCAGTTTTTGGATACCATTGACAGAATGTAATTATTTAAATGATTTTTATTATCAAGATGAATATGGATCATATCGAAGAGCAGATATACGTATAAATGAATTGCTAATTTTTAGTAGTGATGTGATACATGGAAATAGTGTACATAATAAATCTTCTCAAACTAGATGTTCTTTGGATTTTAAAGGTTTAGCAGTAGATGATTATGATGAAACTATGTTGAGTGATCAAATGATTTTAAAAAGAGGCTCACCATTTAAACAAAAAGATTGGTATAGTACAAAACATTATTATATGGAAATGTGATGGACGTTAATTCTCATAATGATTGGGATTCTCTTGAAGAAATAATTGTAGGTCGTGCAGATTTTGCACATATTCCTCCAGTGGATTCTTCAATGAAAAATTTCATGTTTGCAAATCTGTCAAATGAAGAAATAAAAAAACATGTTGGATCATATAATCAGGATCTTCTTAAAGAAGCAAATGAGGATCTTGATATTTTATCTGAAGTATTGGAAGATTGTGGAGTTGTAGTTCATAGACCAGAAAGAACACAACATCATCAGCGAATTCAGACTCCAAAATGGAGAACTACTGGTTGGCATAATTATTGTCCCAGAGATATTTTTTTAATTTTGGGAAATAATATTATCGAAGTTCCTAGTGTTATGAGAAGTCGGGTGTTTGAAACTTGGTCTTATAATACAATTTTACACAAAGCATTTGAAGATGGTGCAAGATGGTTTTCTGCACCAAAGCAAATTATTAAAGATGAAAGTTTTGATTTTTCAGATTTATCAAAACCAACATTAATGAACAATGAGATTCTTTTTGATGCCCCTAATGTAATAAGAATTAATAAAGATTTAATTTTTCAAATAAGTAATAGTGGGAATGAAAAAGGAGCCGAATGGTTAGAAAGAATGTTTCCTGAATATAAAATTCATATTGAACATGATGCATATTCAGGCGCCCATTTTGATAGTACAATAATTCCTTTAAGAGAAGGACTTGTATTATTAAATGGACTAAGATGTAATCAAGATAATTATCCTAAATTTTTTGATGATTGGGAAAGAATATTTTTTACTGATATTATTTCAACTAATTCTGAAGACTCTGGAATATCAAGCGATTCAATTGGATTAAATTTATTAAACATTAATCCCAATTTAGTCATTGTTGATGAAAATCAAAAACCATTAATAAAAATTTTAGAACAATATAAAATAGATAGTATACCTTTATCTATGAAACATGCAAGAACATTAGGCGGTGGTTTCCACTGTGTAACATTGGATTTAAAGAGAAAATGAAACAAGTAGGATTTCTTGAACTTTCTCATATTTTCACAAATCAAGTAAAATTACCATATTCTACTGGATGTATTTGGAGCTATTGTAAAACAGATGAAGAAATTTCAAATAATTATTCTTTTGATATTCATGATTGGTACTATGTACTTGATGGGTCTTTTGATGTTTCATCCACAGCTAGGAAACTCGCTGAATGTGATATTATAGGAGTATCATATTTTGTATGGAATACTCATACAAGCGATAGAGTTAGTGCAGAAATAAAAAGACTTAATCCCGCTTGTAGAATAATATATGGAGGATTGGGTACCCCTAAGTATGGTAGATGTCAAGAATTTTTGAATGATCGACCATATATTGATGCTATTGTACACAATGAAGGAGAATTAGTTTTTGCAAACCTCTTAAAGAATGATGACTGGTCTAAAGTTAACGGAATTACAACTCATTCTTTTCAAACTCCCCTTGCAAATAGAATAAAAAATATTTCTGAAATGCCTAGTCCATATCTTGATGGGCTCTTTGATAATTTAGTTGCTACTAAAGATCATGATTATGAATGGGAAAGTTTAATTGAACTTGAACGAGGATGTCCATATACTTGTACTTTTTGTGAAGTTGGAGATAGACATTGGACTAAAGTTATTAAACAAGATTATGATAAGATGGTTAAAGAAATAAATTGGATTTCAGATCATAAGATTGATTATCTACATTTAATCGATAATAATTTTGGAATGTATAAAGAACATAAAATTATATCAGATTTATTGATTGATAAATTAGAAACAAAAGGTTATCCAAATGCATTAAATATTACTTGGGCAAAACATAAAAAACCTTATCTTTTTGATATTGCCGAAGATTTGTGGAAAGTGGGTCTGAATAAAAGTGTAACTCTTGCCTTACAGTCCACTAATTCTTCTACTCTTAAAGCAGTTGAACGAGCAAATGAAAATACAAATTTGGAACAGGTTATAGCTTATTTAAAAAAGAAAGGAATGCCTGCGTATATTGAGACTATTTTAGGATTACCAGAAGAGACTTTAAGTAGTTTTAAAGAAGGATTATATAGATTGATTGATGATATAGGATATCATAATTATATTGGAATTTATACTATGGTAGCGTTACCAAATACACCATTTGGTGATCCCGAATATTTAAAAAAATATGGAGTAAAGATAGTTAAAACTGCTCCTTGTTTTTTTCATCATGAACATCCTTCAGAAAAACTTATGGAAGATACAAATGATGTTGTTATTGGTTCTAGTGTTATGTCTTATGATGATTATTTAAAAGCATGTGGTTGGAAATGGTATATGATATCTGTTCATTTTCTTGGTTGGTTAAGAGTTCTTGCAATAGATTTAAAAAAGAAACATAATATTACTCATAGACAATTTTATGATGATTTATTTAATTGGTCTATACAAAATTCGTCTACTTTATTATATAAAGAATATTATGTGACAATGAGATTATTAAATAAAGTATTTAAAAAAGAAATTCCTTGGGGAAGAAAAGTAAAAGGAGCTTCTGACATTTATTGGGAATATGAAGAAGCAACAGGTATTTATATCGCAAAAAACAAAAAAAGATTTTACAATGAAATCGGTGATTTTTTGGAGAATACATATAATAGTAGATATCCCGTATTAGTAAAAAAACAATCAGACAAAATGCTTGATCCATTTCTTGTATATGAGGGAGATTTAGAAAAATATGCAAGAGAATGTTTGTGGTGGGG